GGGGGGCCCTATATGGGGGGTGTATAAGGAATTTTAATGGGGAGACCCCGTATGGTGATATAAGGGGGTGGGTGTTATGTGGTGGTCATATAGGGTGATGACAATGTGTCCACTTATTTGGTAGTGTAGAAATAATGTTGTATCTTTGTACTGATGCTCTTTAGTTTCATATCCCCGACACTTAGGGGCAGGTTGGAGTCTACTCGGTCCCCATCGGTGATGATGGTTACACCACAAAGGTAAGGATAAAAAAGTTCATATACAAGTTGTGTAATTAAAAAGAATGTTGTATCTTTGTGTTGACGCTTTGGTGTGTCCTTCCCCCTTGGGGCCAAAGCACCATAACAAAGATATGGAAAATAAATGTAACAACCAAATCCAATTGTAACTTTCTTTAGTCGGGATTGAAATAGTTGTCCATGATATCCATACAGTAATAGATAAGTTCCTTTCTAAGTTCCTCCTGTTTGTCTTCCCCCATTCCCATATACTTTGAGAAGAATTCAAATAGGGGTAACAAGTAACCGTCCACAATAATATACTGATTGGTATTCCCCACAGGTTTCTTTGACCATCCCCTCTTGGCTGGCTCAAACCATATGATACAATCAGGAACCACCTCACTGTTATTGGAGAGTATCACCTTCATACCATTCTTATCCTCCTCCACCCTTGGGGTAAAGTTCTCCTTTATGTAGTCAATCATTTCCATATCCCATAAGTATAATACCCCCGTACCATTTGTATAGGGTTATGGTACACTCCTTTCCCGTAGGGGAATTCCCCCTGAGAAACTTATAAACAGGATTTTGTGAAAAACTTTATACCGATTTTCTTGGATTTGTCAAAATGTCAGAGGGGAGCTACATGGGGGATAATCCCTTGAGGGGTTTTCCCACTATGCCCCACTTACCCCTGAGAATAGTAAAACACCACTTTTTCTGTGATTTCATCGGTGAAATCCCCACTTTTTTGATTTTGTAGTGTTATAAATAGGGTTAAAATAGGTATATATAATTTCCAGTAAATAATAGTAGTATGTATAGTGATGCGGCCGAGACGAAGTCTTATAGGTTTTAATTAATTACCCTCAACGTCCCCGTAGGGGTGAATTATTTAATATGACCTGTTAGACAAGGTCTTGTAAGTAGACTTTCATAAGTGGGAGAAAGTGGGATAAAGTATTGTTATTTATAACCCTTATGGGTTATTGTTTATATACTATGGGTATATTTCTCTTCAGTGGATATTGTGTATATACTATTGTGATATATCCCTTTAGGGTAATGAATAAGTATTGTATGGATATCCTCTATTAGTTTTAGTGAATAAGTCTTTAGATGACCTTCTGTAGGGGATTTGGGGTAAAGTTATTTTCAGACCCCGTAAGTGAATGACCCGATAGGGGAATGAACGTCCCTGAAAGGGTAAAGGGGGATGGAGATTACTTTACACCTATATCCCTTTGTAGTATATTAGAATTATATATTATTTTATTATGGAGTTATTATTTATACAGTCGTTTATCTTCTTGGGTTATATGACATTTATCTTGGATTGGTTTGGTATATTACCGTCCATTAGTGATTCGTGGTATTCATTACCATTGAAGTATAAATGGACCTTTACTTTCTTCTGTTGGGGAATTGGAATACCTATGTTGTTTTATGGTCCCCTTCTTTTATTCTTATCGGGTGTGGGATTATCTTTTGTGGGTGCTGCCACTCAGTTTAAGATGATGAATTCATATACTAAACACGTACACTTTACAGGTGCAGCTGTTGGGATATTCCTTCCTGTGGTGTTTCTTTATACTTTGGGTATATGGTATCCATTATTGGTATTGACTATGTTCGGTCTCTATCTCTTAATCTTTAAGAATACTCCTAATAAGTTGTGGTGGTTTGAGGTGATTAGTTTCTTATGTATCATTACAGGTATGTATGATGCCCTCCCTCTCTTCTATCATGTGGGTGCTTGATAACATCCTTAGAGGTTTATTCATTATGATGAGGATAACTTTATTCGGTTATTCCCTTATATTTGTATTTCTTAAAATCCGTGATTACTTTAGACAATATAACGATAAATGATATATTTATCTTTATATGAACATTACTCCCGAAATAGTTAAGAACTTATTATACACATTCGTCTCCCCTGAGTATGATGAAATTGTGGATTACGATGTTATCTTGCGTCAGAACGCTGATGGTAAAACGGGTATCGGTGTCGATGTTATTATGAAACATAGAATCTACATTAGTAAAACTGAAGAATACGCCATTGAACGTAGTATTAGAGATGTTATGAAATATCTTTCCCCCGCCTTTGTTATGGTTGAGTTCTACGCCACTAATAATTATTAATATGAGTATCTCCCCTGAAATAATTAAAAACCTTTTGGTTAGCTTGGTTAACCCGAAATACCCTGATTTGATTCATGACTATATGGTAAAATCATCTGAGGGAGATGAATGGAAAGCCTACGCTGTTGGAGTTATCGTGAAACCTGAAAGGTATAACGAAATGGAAACTTATAATGGAAACCCATTCTCAGGATTGGATAGTAAGGTGGAGAAAGACGTTAAAGATACTTTGAGGTATGTTGGATTGGGACCCACAAACTCCACAGTAAGTTTATTTGTATTAGAAGATTAAGTTATGGACACAAATCAAATAAATAACTTCTTAGATAAGTTCGTTAAAACAGTTTATGATGCCGATGTTTATATTGTCGACAACAACGGTTGGTTATATCCGAAGATGATTGTCTACCCTTATAAGTTTTTGAAAAACAGTAAGGATTACAACCCTGAGTATGAGAAACTATTGTACCATGATAACTTTGATAAACTTCTCGAAGACTCTTTGAAATATATCGGTAAAAGTAATTTGTCGTATAACAGACCTGAATATACATTGTCAAAAGATTGGGGTGAATACTTTAATGATTATCTTAAAAACCTTGAATACCTTATCCCGATGTTCTTTGAAACAGATTACCTTCCTGAAGATAAACAAGGGATTGTTGAAAATACTGATGCTAAAGTTGATTTCGTATGGTTCACGGGTGGGTATAGAATATCTGGTACGGATGTTGAACCCGAATTGAGTGTTAAGATTGTTGTTAGTAAAAAAGGAAAAGATATAATTCATACTTACTCTCCGTCCTTTGACGACTATTTATCTAATAACATGAACGTCGATGAACAAATCGAACTATATTTTGATATAAAGTAATGAAAAAACAATATTTAATTACACGTGAACAATTGGACGGTTTGGTCGGCAACTTCCTTGATGAAAAGATGAGAGGTGGTCGAGTAAAAACCGTTAGGAATAAGTACTCTAAAGGAAGTTTATTAAATGCTTTTATCACCGCAGGTAATGAGGTAATGTTTATCCTTTTTGAATATTCTGAAAGTTTTGATTACGATGATAATGATGGTCCTCGTAATGTATTAAGAATTGATGAAGAACTTGTGGATATGTTGACCAAACATGTCGGTATCAGAAAACACAAAGTAATCGACATCATCTCTGATTGGTTCGAAGAAACTTATGATTTTGATTTCGTTAGTGTTGAAACGAGTAAAAGACAATGGGAGACCGTAAAAGGTTGGGAATAATAATATCTCTCTGATGGTGGCCGGCATTTAATCCCCAAGCCCCTTTTTCTCCTTCACACCAAAATCACTGAACTTATACCACACCCTTTCGTGTAAGAAGTATAAAAACATCTTTGTGAATACTTCCACTCCACCGATAGTTAATCCTAATTCCCATGAACCTGTAACCACCGCAGAAAGAATCATGGTATCTATCGTACCAATAATTCTCCACGATATTGTTTTAGCTAAATGTCGCTTATAACTTACCATCTTTTCTCATTTGTTCTCTTATTGATGTTGCCGATATGTCACCTATTTCTTTTGGTGGAATGTGCTCAATCACATCGTAACCAACACCTCTACCATAATTTATCGATTCAATATCAGGAATAATTGTAGTAACAACTTTTCCCTTTTCAACTAATTCTTTCAATTCACCTTCATGAATCATTTCCTCTATCTCCTTAGCCGTCCATGGATTCTTATCATCAGTCTCCACATCTCTAATCGCTAAACAAATATTTTTACCTTCTTTTAATCTTTCATTGATTAACCATAAATGTCCTTTGTGTAAAGGTTGCCACCTTCCTATGAACATAGAATACTTTGTCTCGGTGCTCGAACTTTCCTTATCAGCTTTGGCCTTTAATTCCCTCATCTCTTAATAAATTGACTGCAACTGCTCTGTTTTCAAGTTTATTTGGGTCCATATCATTGATTAGATATCTAATCCCACGTCCTATACCCATCACAAGTTGATTGTAGGGTATCTCATTAACTCTCAATTCATGTTCGGTATGTTCTCTCATCTCTTCAGGTCTTGCGGTCGTTAAAACGATTGTATGACCTTCATTAAATACTTTGATGAGTAATTCTTTTGTACTCTCGATTACCTTTGCTTCGGTGGATTTATATGTTTCAAACTTTCTGTAAACAAATATGGTTCCATCGATATCTACGAAATATGTATCTTTCTTATCCATTTAATTCTTTTAGTATTTTTGTTAATGATTGTTCAGGTGTGTCTAATGACGTATCAATATCGATAAAATTATCTTTGGGTGCCACATATCCAATCGCATTGAAATGTGACCTTTCCCTCTTAACTAATGAGTGAACATATATTTCTACAATATCATCACCCATAATCTCTTTGAAATCTTCTCTTTGGTCAACATATGGTGATACCAATGAAACAATCACATCATGTCCCTGATTATTAAGATATTGGGCAATATTCTGTGCTGCTGATACATTCTTAATACGACCATTTATCGTATAGTCTTTGTTTGTAAATAACTCTCTGATGTCATCCCCATCAATTCGAAATGCTTCGGGGATTTCTTTGTGTAGTAGATTTGCCAAAACCGTCTTACCTTGAGAAGGTTGGCCAGTGAACCAATAAATCATAATCACAAATATAGTATAAACATACTAAAATGGTAGGATTAAAATTATTTTATTTTACATTACATAGGTCCGCATCTGTGACCGTAACTCGTCCCCATACCTCATCTTCTAAGGTAAAATAAACATTCTTACGGTCCTCGTAGAAGTTCTTTTTATATAAACCTTTTTCATCTAACCCTGACCATTGCAAGTAATTCACATAACATTCCTTAAAGGATTCCATATCCTTTATCTTCTCGTCCAAAATAAAATAGTGGGACCCATATATCTTTCTACCGAGATTGTCCCTGTGAGACATCCCACTGAACGTATAACGGTAATTCTTATTGGGTTTGTAAGTATTCTCACATGATGTTAACCACAATATGGTGAAGATTAGAAGTGTAAACTTCATACCATACCATATTACTGCTAACCACCAATATTTCTTAATAAAAGATTGAATTTTTTTAATCATTATCCATTACAGTTAAAGTTCCATAATAATACGTATCAACATTACCCTTCCATAGTTCTAACACATAGAAGTATACACCATCAGCAACATTACCACCATCCCAATTGTTTTGGTAATCATCACTCTGATATACAATTGTACCCCATCTGTTGAAGATTGTCAACTTTCTGATGTCGTATTGATTTAGATAGTCAATCATAAAGATATCGTTCCACCCATCATCGTTTGGTGTGATTACATTTGGAACAGTAACCACAGGTGGTTCAGGTTGATTACAGATTGCGTAATTACTTTCTGACGTGTCAATTCCGTTTGTTGTTACCACTTTGAATATATTAAACCCAACAGGTAAAGTATCAAAATTACCACAGTAAACGGTATCTGCTATTGGTGTTGGATTTAGTTTCAACCAATTCAATCCGTTGTCAACATAGATGTCATAGACCGCTGAGTCCCAACCATTATAACTGTTCCAATTGAAACATAATGTATCACATTTACCGTTCGTTTGTAACAGTATAGAGTGAACATCTCTCGTAGTATCCATATTGAATGAGTTGTAAACCATATAGACTTTATAGTTGTAACTCTGACCGTTTACATCATTCGCCGAGTAATCATCATAGAATAACTTATCAGGATTTAATACGTTACCTACTGAACCCCAACCCATATCTTCACGTAGAATTACATATCTTTCAAATTGGTCTTTGAAGAATGTTGTAGTGTCTACGGACCATTGAACCTGTGGATGATTACCATTTACAACCGTAACGTTTTCTAATTCCATTACTAAATTAACACAATCTTCTACATTGATAACGAGAGTATCAAACTCATCCATCGCAATACCACATTTGTTTAGAATGGTATTACCATCATTACCCACCTTTGAGTATAGATAATATTTTCCATTCACCGCCAATGGTCTGTTCAATACAATGGTTAATGAATCTGTTTCACCATTTGGATTACAGTTACCAATCACATTCTTAATTGCCCATGGCTGACCCGTTGGTGATGTCATTCTGAAATCTGTACCATCAGGTGAGATAGAATAACAATCTAAGAAGATGTCTAAGTAGATGGTCACAGCAGTATCACCACACTCATAATCCACAGTCGGTAATCCTGTGATAGTATCGATGTAATGACCTGGCGCATCGAAGTCCAATCCAACACCATCCATAACCGCAGGTGCACAGTTCGCTTCAATTTGAATCATCATATCTCTCGATGCCGAACCAATCTTATTCCATACACCATACAAAGAATCATATCTATATTCCTCCACCAACACTGACGCCACATCAATCTCTTGCATTGTCGGCAAGAAACTTATAAGTCCTGTCGATGGATTTAGATTGAAATATGATGAAGTAATTGGTTGTGACGCCGTCCACCCTGCGTCAAAGTTAATATCCGTACCAGGATATGCATTCTCTCTACATTTAATCATTGAGAAGATGATGGAATCACCATCGGTCTCCAATACTGTTTGTTTCCAATTGAACGGATTGTTTACACAGAAGGCTCTTACAGGTTCTGAGATAAAGATAGGTGATGAGTTCTGACCGTTAGTATTATCCAATAACGCATCGAAATAAAAACCATCAGAACCGAAACCATTGGAAGTATTAATGTTATCTATACCACCTGGACGACAACATTGATTCCACGAGAAGTTAAAATTACTACAGTTACCAGGTAACGTAACCACACCCTTATACGCATAAATCTCTAAGGTCTTTGTTGTTGTGGATGGAACCACACAATCAAATAAGGTTGGTGCAATACCTCCTGAACCTGGTAACAATGTTACCGTCATACTCTGTTGAGAATAACAAGACGAATTAATATATACCGTCTGAGTGTTTCCCATTGGTATTCCTGAGTTATCTCGGTAGATGCGGAGTAACACCTCATATTGACGTGCAACGTTCGTAGAATCACCGATATAACGGTATTGTATATCTCCACCCGATAGGTGTGACCCCAACATCGTTAGGGAAAAGATAAAGGCAATTAAGGTAAAAAGTTTTTTCATAATCTATAGTTTTAATCCCATACCAAAACCTACTCCGAATCTTCCATCATAACGGGCTTGAGTTATGAGTTCTAAATAATTCCAATGGTATAAAAATCCACCACGTATACTCATATTAAACATTTTTTGTTCGTTAATCAAGTAGATACCATTTTGATTTATTGAAGATAATACATATAACTCATCGTAGTACGCATCGTATCTTTTTCTCGATGTGATTCCAACAGTCATAAATGGTGAGAATCGGTCCATTGTTCTACCAGCACCGATGGAGAAGTCACCCTTCGTTTCAACGTTACCTGCAGTTTTATCACCCCAATCTTCCACTTCCCACGTCATAATATTTTCGTAGTATGGATAAATTAAAGGTAAGGTTGTATGGTATTGAATAACCATAAAGGTCTCACCACCTGTAATAATATATGGTGACATTTGATATTGAAAATTATCTCTTTCAACCAATACACCAAATGATATTCTCATTGGTTTTGTAGTATTCTTTTGAAGTAACTCAGAGTCAGTGGTCATCACGTAGTTTCTCCTGTCCCATCCTCTATTCACATTCCAATAAGGATAATAACCTACGTCATAAGGATTATAGTAATACGGTGTTGTATTCCATCTATTGTTCCACCTACCGTCATTGTAACCATTGTTATATCCATTCTGATATCCGTTATTATAGTTGGTATTAGAATTGGTATTAGGGTTGGTAAAAGAGTTGGTATTAGAACGTTTCTCCTCAACCTTTTGAATCTTCTGCTCCCTTTCTGATTGCGCAAAAGTGGTGTGTGTAAAAAACACACATACCACTAATAGTATTAACTTTTTCATAGTCGGTCTTTAATAATAATTAGTCTTCAGAGAACGTAGGTTCAGAATAAACATCTACATCGTAAAAGTCTACAAAGTCTTCAAATTGGTCATCCATATTTATTTGTCTTTATTTTCAGTTGCATACTTAACACCCATAATCGTGCCAACGATACTAAATGAGTTTGTTAAAAGTATACCAAATAAATTTGACCATGTCGACTCAATAATCTTTGAATCATAACCCATATATAACACAAATGCATACAATGCAGATGTAGTGACACCCACACCAACAATGACGGCTAACGCCAATCTTACAATGATTGATATTAACTCAAACTGAGTCTTCTTTTGCATGACCTCCAAATCCTCCAAAGCTTCATCTTTTGCCTGTTCAGCAACTTCTCTTGCCTGTTCGGCAGCATCTTTGAGTTTGGATGTTTCGTCCAACGAATCTTTCAACTCCTCCATGAGTTTGACGTTCTCATCGTTGGCTCTTTCTAATTCCTTATTTTGCTCTTGAACTTGTTTGGTAACCTGTAGTCTTTTTCTACGAGCAGTAGTATCTCTTTTACGACATTCCTCAAGGTAATCTTTGAATTCCTTGTCACCTTCTGCCGCTTTGATGACCTTAACGATATTACCCTCCAAGAAAATCTTCTTTTCCTTGGATAGTTTTAATAGTAGGTCTCTGTCTGTTTTAGTAAGTTCCATATAATAAGGTATACAGAACCAAAAATATCAAAAGAATATTATTTATAAACCTTAAACGGTGCCGTTTTATTAACGTAACCTTCGTAGTCTTCTCTGAATTCTTCCAATCTTGGTTCGATATCATCTGATTTAATAATCCAAAACTGAGCACCAACCTTCTTAGCCTTCTCAATTTCAACTTCGTCCTGAGATGAGGATATGATACCTACAACACAACCGTTACCATATTCATAGTTAATCTTACGAATCATTTCAATACCATCATAAGATGAACCGATGATATTCAAATCAACGAACACACATTCAGGACGTTCGTGGGCAGGGTCATCAGGAAACCATCCCTTGAATTTACGGTCAGCTTCATCTGAACTATCTAATGCCTCAATGGACAAAGCAATATCTAAAAGAGAACACGCATCTTCAAATACTAAATGGAAGAGGTTCTCGTCGTCAATTAACATTAATGTATTAATCATAATATTTTTTATATTTCAATTTTAATTTTTGTACCTTCTTCAGTCTTTTCTGCAGAGACATTGAAACCATGTTCTTTTAATATCTCAACACAAATATTAAGACCCAAACCTGTCCCTGTTTCTTTTTGACCTTCTTTTCTGGCATATGGCTCTGACAACTCTTTGAACTCTTCATTGGTAATCCCTCTACCGTTATCTTCCACAACAATGAACGCACCATCATTATAGTTACCATCATGGTATATCTTTACCCATTTCGTTGGTGAATCATTATATTTCAAACCGTTTCTAACTAAGTTGTCTATCGCAGTACAAAACAATGGTTCATTAACTTCCAATTCTGCAGGTAGATTACTGTGTAGTAATACCTGATTCTTATAGGCCGTCAATCTCAGATAATCTTCTAATATATCTTTGATGTTACATTCTTTTTTATCCATCTGAGCATTTACCTTTACCAAATTAGTAAATTCATACACTCCTGAATATACTTTCTGAGCATGATGTAAACCATCTTCAATAAGTTTCAATGGTGAACCTATCTTCATTTCTTTGATTTGGTCCTCGTCCAACCTTCTTTTCAAGGACTTTATACCTCTCGGTAAATAAGTGTTAATACCTGAATGCATATCGTGTCTGATAATCTTCGCAGCATGTTCTAAGTAAATGTTCTTCTTTTTTAAGTCGTCCCTAATCTTCTGTTTGTTTTGAATAAACTCCTGAACGACTTTGAAGAATGGTGGCATAAAGAATACAACACACCCCCAACCAAATTTAGCCAATTCTAAAGATGGTTCACAAAGACCGAATACAATACATGTCTGCACCACAAAGAAAGTGAGCATAATCACACCAGCAACACCTAAAGATATTTTGGCGTTTAACGATATACCATCCAATGCACTCATTATAGGTCAGCCTTCTTAAAACCACATTTACCGAAGAACCATTTTGATGGACAAAAACCTGTCCATACTCCAACGTTCAACATGAATGTCACAAAAATAACCACACCCCAACTATCGAGTAAATAACCCGTTAATAAAACGAGAGACATCAAAAGGTAAACCATTCTCGTATCGGTGATACTGTTTAATAATTCTTTCATAATGAAATTGTTTGTATTAATGCAATTTTTATTCTTATCCATAACCTTTGCATCACAGGTAAGGATTTGAACTCTTCAGTTCTGAAAATATCTTCCAATTCTTTAATTTCTTCTGATTTCATATACTTTATAAATATAAACTCAATTTATAATGGCACACCCTTGGCAACATTCAATATCATCCGCAAACAAGTTCGGTGGGAAACCTGATGATTACATCCACATCCACCAATGGTTCGATGAAACCAAAGGTTGGTACGCCCATATCTATCACAGGATGTTCAGACACCACTCTGAAGGTATCTTTGAGTGTGAGGAAGTGTTTGGTATGTCCTTTGAGAATAGTGACGGGAAAACCGTTTATACTCGTTACATCGGTGAACAACACGTCAGAGAAGATTGTAACAACCACGTCCCAACCGCAAAAGAATGGATTGAAGGTATTCTATCAGAGAAAAAACCCATATGGATGATGAAAACTATGAAATTAAACATAGAAGACTGATATTTATAATTTATGGACGCAAACATAAAAAAGAAGTTACTATTAGTTTTTGAATACCTGAAAATGAATGGTTGTCACTACGCTGAAAAGGAAGGTGACTTCTATAATATGAGCTTCTACGACCAAAACAATCAGTGGTATTGTGTTTCTCAAAAAAGTAGAGGTGTACTGCGTCTTCCAATAGACATCACAGATGATATAGAAAGACTTATCGACAAACACCAAAAAGACTTTGATGGTTTCGGAGAAGACCCTTACGGTTTCGAAACAAGACTTTATCCTGATACAAAGAAAATCTCAGTCTTTGAACTTTATTCTGAATACCACACTGAAGATACTCGAACCGTAATAGTAGATAGTGAAGAAGAGCCTGAAGTAAAAGAAATTATTGACCACTATTGTAAAAAAGAAGAAATATGTAGAGGTAACATCACATTCCAATTTCATGGTGGTGGTGACTCAGGATATATTGAAGATGGCGGGAATTCAGATTTTGATGGAGAAACCAAACTTTATGAACCAGCCGAAGATATGTTCTATAGAATGTTGAGAGACTTTCCTGGTTGGGAAATCAATGAAGGTTCTCAGGGTCAATGTATAATTGATATGGACTTAGAACAAATGCAGTTGGACTTCAACCAAAACTACGAAGAATCAAAAGCAGATGAGATTTGGTCCATGTCTTTAATGGACGGAATCAATGAAGATTTGGAGAAAGTGCCATCAACACCAGATAGCGTAGACGATGAAAATGAAGACTTAATACTTTCCTCAGTAAAGAAACTACTTCAAACTTTATACTTTGATGGTTTAGATGTCTCATATAATTTATATAGAATGCCACATCGTGATAAAGATTATATCAGTTTAGATATTGATGTCGATGTAAGTAGAATTGTATACAGTCATGAAAATTACGACGAAAGGTACGCAGATGTAGTTTATGATTTAGAAAATGTTTTTGATACCGTTGAAAAGTATTTAGGACTAAGTAACCAAATTTATGTCGGCATTAATTATTTCAATAACGATTTCCTTGATGAAGAATCTTATCAAGCAACCAAGGAACTACATGAAGCTTTAATAAAAAGTGGTGTATTCACCACAGAACAAGCAAATGATACTTGGATTAATGCCCATTATCGTGAAGATGACTATCCATACATTACCGTAGAAGCAGGTGGACCAGATATTCCTGATGAAGGAGTCAATCTATTTGAAAATACCGTTTGGAGTATTATTGAAAAATACAAACACCTTTCAATGCTTGTCAATGACAATGATATAGAGTGGTGGACTAATTATTGATTCTTTTCTTCCTCTCTTCTTTTAATTCTCTCACCATTATTTCTGATGAACTCATAAAAGTAGTCAACATACTTTTCTCTTTTTGGGAATTTCATTCTCAAACTCAAATATGTTCTCAATAAGTTATTGTCTTTGAATCCATTCCACATCTTTTCAAAGATGTCAGAATGTAAGGCGAATGGCTCAACTTCATAACCATCATATTGTTCGTTCAACCCGTAACTCTCAACCAATTGGTCCACTTTCTCATTAGCAGGATGTACATCTTCAAAATTAACACCTGTAATTGGATATATTTCTTGATACAACCAATCTTTAATCAAATCCTGAACTTCATATCCAATCTCATTGATATCATCTTCAGTAGTCGGGTTGTCTTCAGTGTTGTAATTTGCATTCAACTCATCGATATCTGAATAATTATACAAATCACCTAATTCATATTCGTGACCGTTACCTCCAATGACTTCAACGGTAGATTTTGGGTCGACAGCAACATCAATATTATCAACATACCAAAGACCATTATTGTAAACATCATCCCCTTTACTGATGTCCCAATTCTTTATCAAGACATTCATATCATAACCACCTGAAGAAATGTTGATTACATTCTTAGTTTTTTCTTTGATAATCTCATCAATACCCTCAATACCCAACTTATTTGAAAGTCTGAGTTCAGCTTCAGTCTCCATTTCTCGGTTAAAGCCAAAATACTTCATTACCTGAGTATCTAACTTATCACCAGCAACCTGAAAATATTTATCGATTATATCCATACTAATAAATACTTCATAATATTATTATATACACTCAGTCTTACTAATATCTTTACTCAGACTAACGTGAATAAGATTCAAACCAAGGTAGTGACATTTATCATTCATCTCTTTCCATAAATGTTCGTTGAGGACTCTGTTAGCCACTGTTACCTTTGTCTTTGGTGTTTGTCTTTTGAACTTTACCACCGTACTTATTCTCGGTGAACCCTCGAAGTCCCAAGCCATCACACTTTCAAAGATAATATCATAGATAATCTTCTCCTGTCCAAACTCATATGTAAGGGTAGAAAAGACTTTTGGGATTATATTATTTATTGAACTCATAGTATTTATAGTTAATACTTCAATTATATGACTGCAGAAGAATTAAATAAAGGGAAAGAACTTGTCGTTAAGTTATTAAATGCCATTTTTTCATCACATGAAGACTATAAAATAGAATACCGAACTGATGAGACAGGCATCATCGCAAATCTTGTTGACCCCGACAATATTGTACCTATTGTAAGCAGGAATTTAATCAACCAAAAGGTTTGGAGGTCCTTTAGAGCCGCGTCAAAATACTTACCAATCGCCATGGAGGTTTACTCTAATGTTGATATCATAATAGAAGATAATGGTCATACACTCACAGGTTATTCAAATGATGTAAGACTGAGTCAACCAATATTGGATTGTTTCAACTCAACAATAGAATACATAGAAAACAATCCAACTAAACTCAGAACCGCATTTATAAATATAAGTGAAGCCATGGGTGACTATACTGTGACTTTGGTAAATAATACCGTAATGAATAGTGACATAGACTCCAATGACTCCTTTCTTCATTTTTATATCTATGTTGTTCCTGATTATATTCTTTTAACCAATAAAGAAGGACAATCAGTGAAAGTAACACTTGAAGATATAAAAGAATTTGTAAATCATGGAGGTGAAGACGGCGAACCATATTGGGACAGTGAGAAAGAGGTCATAGAATCGATACTTTCTTCAACATCCTTTGCAATACAAGAACAAATTGATTCAGGAACAATTATTCCTGAATTCTATAATTGTTTAGGTCAATATGTTTCATGGGACGAAGGACTCTACGAAGATTACTTTTCACAATTGGAAATACTTGTTAACGGAATAAGTTACCCCATAGTAAGCTATGGTCACTATAAAGAAACAGTGACATCTGACTTCGAAAACGTGGAAAACTTATTCACCTTCCTCAAAAGGAAATAATAAAGGGAATTCCTCAGTAATCATATTCAACGGAATAGTAACAGGTTCATCACTCTCAGTTAAGAAATCATAGAAATCCAAACTTCTTTTGTGACGAAACAACTTCATCACATTTCCTGGCATATCATTAAAATCTTTTCGGTATAAATCTATGGCAGTGACCTTCTTTGACTTACCCCAAATGAAATCCACGTTCACGTTTCTTCCTACAGTAATTGGTACTATGGTGATGCCCTTGTCTTTGAAGTTCTCGTGGACGTGTTTGATAACCAAACGCTGATTGGGACGGGAAGAGTACTGGATGACATACATCTCTCGTATAAATTCTATTAATCCTCCCTTTATGTCCCTCATCAATCATCGTATATCTATAACTATCTTATCTGAGAATGTTTCCAACTCATAAGTATTATACCTATTATCTAACCTGAAATATTTGTTGAAATCCACAACCTTATATTCCACACCTTCACACCACGCCATCACAGCATTAAACATATAATCAATCGAGAATGACACCAATTCGTTGTTGTGGTACATTTCCCTAATCTCAGGGTTAAACTCGTTTGTAGTTATCTCTATTCTCATTATTTATTACGTATTGGTGGTTCAGCAATCATTGATTCCTCATCGTCAGATACAATCCTCCATCGATACGTCATATTAGGACTTATCATTCTTTTCTTTATTTCTGTGTGCGGGTCAGCATCGTCAGGAATCGTAATGATATACTCAGGACACTGTTCCAACGGATAATTCTGAAAACCTATTCTCATAATTAATTACTTAAGGGTGCCTTTATGGTTGGGTGATATTCGTAATCTTTAATCTCATAATCAAACTCACCGTTTAATACATCAACATTGGATAACTCAATCGTTGGTAAATTATAAGACTGTCTCCCACATTGTTCGTTAGCTTGGTCAATGTGATTCTTATATAAGTGAGTATCACCTAAGTTTCCAATAAGCTCACCAGGAATCATGTCACATTCCTCAGCCAATAACATAAGTAAAGTTCCATACGATGCAATATTAAATGGTAATCCTAAGAATGTATCCACACTTCTTTGATTCCACATTAACGACAACACATGATATTTTCCTGGATTAACAATCTTTTCGTCTCTCGTTGAAGGTCTTGTGTAAACCTGAAATCCATAATGACATGGGGGAAGAGTCATTTGGTCCAACTCACCAACATTCCACGCATTAACCATCAATCGTCTTGAGTCTGGGTTTGTTTTAAGGTCGTTGATTAGATTTTTGATTTGGTCAATATACTTAGTACCATTCACATATGTATCTTCACCTGATAATGGGTCTTTGAGAGTAGTTTTAATAATCGATTCAGTTTTCCATTCTCTCCATTGTTTTCCATAGATAGGACCTAACTCACCCCACATCTCAGCAAATCTATCCTGAGTCTTAATCTTCTGAATGAATGACTTAGGACCCATACCCAATGTTCCCTTATCTTCTTTGTATCTTTTATACGCATCTCCATTCCAAATGTTACATCCGTTGTCTACCAAATACTTGATGTTAGTATCTCCTTTTAAGAACCACTTCAATTCGGTCATCATAGTTTTGACTGCCATCTTCTTTGTGGTTAATAAAGGAAACCCTTTACTCATGTCGTGACGTATCTGACGACCAAATACTGAAATAGTACCAGTACCTGTACGGTCATCTTTCTCAACACCATTGGTCATGATGTCTTTTAATAATTCTAAGTAATCTATATCTAATTGATTCATCAGTGGAAATATCTTATTACTGTGTTATGTATTGGAAATCTGTAGATTGGTGCGTTCTTACCATTCTCCTGTCTTTGAAGGACTTCATAAAAACCTTCACCTTCTCTGATAGTTGTAACATCCTCAAGGTCAGTTACTCCAAAAGTACCGTCAATGTAAATGACTGTTAATTTGTGTTTTTTTGTGTTAAACTTAAGATAGTTTTGCATATTATATTTGTTATTGTAATTGTTAATGGAGCATAAAAAACCCCTTCGTCTATTATAACAAAGGGGTCTTAATAATCAATTATTATTCGACTTATTTTCCGATGACTAAATCGGAATAGTCTAATTTTCCCATACCTTTTATTTCTTCCTCAACCTCGTCGTACATGTAAGCTTTCACTACGGCAACTACGCCTTGTTCAGCTTGGGCTAGTTTACTTTCCATCCAATCTTCGATTTGCTCTCCGTCTTCCATCATTTCCCACATCTTATACGCTAAGGTGGCGATGGTGAATAGTTGTTGTTTAGCCATATACGACCCGTCATGTTTTCCTTCAGTCAAGGAAGCTTTCAACCTTTCCAATTGTGCTTCTGTAAGAATAATCTGTCCCATACTTTATCTGTGTTTAATTATAAATATAATCCAATTGCGGATTAGGCTTAATTGTAAGTATATGGATTTGTTCTTTGACCTCCAACTTTGAAAGTCCAGTGTAAGTGAGGACCTGTACTTTTACCCGCTCCAGGTTCCATTTCATTCGACAATGTTTTACCACCTCCAGTAAATCCAATAAGGTCACCTTTCTTTACTTTACCATCAGAAGGAACTTCACGACTCCTTAAGTGACAAAAACCTGAATGTAACTCCTTACCATTTTCATCTTTACCTTTGATGATAATACCGTTACCACAAACATTATCATCCACCTTTTTGAACGTTCCATCGTGTGGTGCAAAAAGAGCAGTTCCAACAGGTACCGATATATCACAAGCATCATGATAACCACCTCTTCCTCCATTATATCTCTGTCTCCATTCGTGATATCTTTTACATTTACCAGGATTTTTCAAAGCTGAAGCAATCTTATCACCACTTTGCCAACTATGTGAAGTACCACCTCTTGATGAACCCCCTGATTGTGAACCAGCCTGAGCACCTTGTGTAGCCCCAGCAACCGCACCCCCAATTGGATTGGCACCAGCTCTAGGTCTAAGTTGTTCCTGAATCACATCCTTTAATATGTTTATAAAATCCATACTCATAAATATCTAAGAAATAAAAAAGGTGAGAATAAATCTCACCCTTTTAGGACCGACAAGGTTAAGGCCGGCAACTCCACCACCCTATTTAATCTAACAGGGAAATCTATTCCTCAATGGGTGAATTAATCCACTCCATAACTTCTTCATCCAAAAGACTCTCCTCAGAGTATGACAGTCCCCATGTGTTACCATCACTATCAATTAAATATTTGAAGAAGTTCCATTTGGCTTCAAAATCAAAACCATATTGTGTTGAACCCTCATTGGTATATTGTAACCAATGCCACATCTCAGACAGTTTAAGTTCCGTCTTTGGCATCAAATATACATTTGAGTGGTCCAATACACCATAACTATCACAGAAGGTTTTGATTTCTTCCATTGTCCCAGGTTCCTGTCCTCCGAAGTCATTTGATGGATACAACCACACCGTTACTTTATCCTTATCAACAGTTTCTAAGAATTGTTTGAGGTCTTTATAGTTAGTATCGGTATACCCACACTCAGAAGCAACATTAATGACTATATGTCTCGTATTCAATGTTTCAGGGTTAACAAACCCATCATTTTGAGTGATAAGGATTTTATCGTAAAAGTTAGTTATACCTTCCATTTCTTCAATAAGTTATTTATTTCATCAGAGTACGCTTGGTGTACCGTATTACATTCCCTAATACCATAAGCATTTCCATCGGTAGTGTAAATAACAACATCGTTCTCAAACCTTTCTATCTCCTGAATTTCTTTGATTTCTTTCGTTTCAGGTATCACCACCATGTCACCAACCTTATACATTACTTTTCAAAGACCTGAATCTTAACTTCTTTTTCCACTAAATCACCCCACACACCATTATATCTCGTTCCCTTAACGATATGGTTATCAATCCAATGGTAATTACCACCACGAGGTTTACCCATTAATAATCCATGATATTTGAACCCATGATTATCCAACCATTCTTCAGTAACATCACGAGTTTCTTCAGTTCTTGAAGTAAAAAAAGTTATAATATGACCCTCATCATACCATCGATTGAGAGTCTCAAGTGCATCAGGAAATGGTAAAACCAACTTCATCCTTTCAATCTCCTCATTAGGTACATCGTCCGTTATTGTACCATCTATATCTATCATATAGTTCTTAACACCCTCAGGTAAACGAGGACTTATTGGTAATCCATCGTCACCAACCACATTTTGTAATTTAATCTCCTTTTTCATTATTCCTCCATTTTAGATTTACGGATAGCATACTCACCCAACGTCAACTCCTCTTGAGGTTTCGCATTACCCAAAATGATGGATTGACGAAGTAACTCATAAGGAATGTGAACCAAGAAATCACGACCATTGAAGAACGATAAGTCCTGCTTCAACTCTACACATGAATGAACCATCTGCAAGAATAACTTAAACTGAACTTCGTCAGCGTAGTTGTCATTAAGAAGGTTTCCGAATTGTGGGTGGATGATTTTGATGTTTCTTTCTAATACCATAGTTCTCTTTATTTGTTATACAAAGATAAGAAATATATTTGATACCGACAACTATTGGCATAAAAAAACCTCGGTGGGTTAACACCGAGGTCAAGGAAGGTATATGAGGTATAGAACGCTGAGACTACACGTTTATGTGACCTGTCTTTCGTGAGATTACCCTAATAGTCGGTTGCTCACATTGTCCACGATAGTTGCCCATCGTATCAAGTCAGTGTCGGTTACTTACGTTAACCAATCGTATTCGTCAATAACTACTCAACAACTACTTAACTCTGTTGAACCTTGCGAGTTCATGAAGGGATGGCCGTCCCAACAGGTCTTTTGTTATTGACATCGAAAGACTTGCGGTCTTATCAATGACTCTGTTAGTTTACACTCAGAGTATTAGACACCTTTCGTTATCAACGCCCGAAGACTCTTGCTTTTCATTTAATTGTATTACCCTGATTACGGGATTGTTATTAAACTAGCAATTGTGGAAGAAGGAAAGATGTGCTTCGGGAGAAGGTCCGTCCCTTTGGAGAACAGAATGCTTCACACCTCTCTGTAAGTCTGCAAACTTACGGTCAGTCAGGACTTCGTTGGTTTACTCACCTCGGAAACCCGTCAGACTGGTACCCAGCCCTACGACACCTTGCAGGGTGTGTCGAACCGTCACCTGTAGCTTTTCCTTTTGATGTCACCATCTCAACTCTGATATTCCACGGACTCAGAGTGACCTCTTCCCCCCAGCAGTTGCCCTCGGGGAATTGGCCGTAGCCACTTTGTTTAGTTGTCAACCTCACGATTGCGAATATTCACGGTGTACTAATCCCGTTTCAATCCCTATAGTCCCATTGCTGGGGTTATCTATCGACGCTAAACCGCCGTGTCTGTTTATAATCTCCTTTTGGAAAGGATTACACCCGAAGATGTAATTCAAAGTCGACATATAAACACGACCAATATTTCAAAGAACTCTGACAAAATTAAAACAAAAAGTAAGGACATTGGGTTGTAGGATAACTTAAAGTATCCACTATATCTGTCTTTTGGACCATCAACGGGCCATACCCTTTTCATCAAAGTTAGATTTAAGTGCTTCTAATTTATCACTCGCTGAAGCCATCTTATCAACCAACCCATTCATCTCTTCCAAGTGTTGAGGGTGTTCACCAATTCCAACGGAATTATTAAAGTAAACTTCCAATGTTGCTTTTGCTTCCAACAGTTCTGCTTCGTATTTCGCTACGAGGGCTTTGTACATTAAACTCATTTTAGTATAATATTTAGTAATTTATTAAATTGTTCTGTCATTGGAGAAGGTAACTCATCTTTACCGAAGTATCCACACTCTGTATGTTCATCACCATCCTTAGCTTTGTCTAAGTCAGGGTAAATCTCTTCGTCACAATCATAAAGGAAACAATACATCTCACCTTTAATTTTACTACCATCTCTATTTGTTCGTTTAATTATACCACAAAACTCTGGTTGTTTCAACAGTTGAATGTCAGTTTCTTCATAAAACTCTCTCATCGCACCTCTTAATGGTTCTTCACCTTCTTCAATACTTCCCGCAGGACACGACCAATGACCCGGTAATGAACTGTCAGCATTTCTTTTACAAAGTAAAACCTTATTGTTACATCTAACAATTACTCCTCCGTATTTGTTCATATTATATTCTTTTAGATATTTATAAATATGACTATAACTATAGGTGAAAATAAAATAAGTGTCAAACTTTGTGTAACAAAGGAAGCAATTACCAAAGGAATGCAAGGTCAACGTTTCAACGAGGACTTCCAAGGTATGTATTTTCTTATGCCAACCAAAGGTGAACAATCATTTTGGATGTACGATTGTGTCATTCCATTAGATATTATCTTTATCAATAATGATGAAGTTGATACCATCCACGAAAACTGTCCTATCTGTACAGATGAGTTGGAATGTGAATCCTATAAAGGTTATGGTGACAAAGTATTGGAACTACCAGCTGGTATGTCGAAACAGTTGGACATAAAAAAAGGAGACATCGTCTCCTTCTCATTATTCTGATTTACTTCCGTCAATCTTTTCTCTCAGCTTTCTGTAGAACTCCTGTCCTATCATCTTTGAGAACTTAACATATGGTGCATCACCACTGTCTTTATTGTATTTGTATTTTCCTTGAGGTGGTCTCTTACTTCTACCAAAGTAATTCAACGCTGAAATGTTTGTGATACATTTGTGTCCACCTGAGTTTGCTTGAATCATCTCCCAAGCAGGTACACCCAACTTATCCAACAACGCCATTTCATCTTCACTCAATTCACTGAAAGACTTATCCATAACCTGTTTTAAGTTTTCCATATATGCATCACCGCCTTCCATACTTCTAATCTTATCACCATAGAAGGCTTCCAAATCAGCATTAGTAAAACCTACAGATTCAGAACCAAAGTCTTTAGCAGATTCTGAAATCCATTTGATTGTCGATAAAGGAATGATTTTCTCTCTTAACTTCGCTTCCCACTTACCTAATACTTCCTGAGCAATCTCACCCAAGTTTACACCTTTGAGTTCTCTCTCTTTCTTAAATGGGTTACATGACGCTTGAACCAATCCCATCGGCCAAACCGTAATTAAGAAGTCAGCATCAGGATGTAACTTAAATGGTGTGTATCTATCGTATGAACCTGGTTTGAACATTCTACCACCACCGTACTGATAGATGATACCGTCTTGGTAATTTAGATTAGGGTCCTCACTTCTTTGTTTCACATAATCTTCTTGGTTACCAGCCATCATCGCAGCAGATGCATAATTTTCTCTGTCAGCGATTCTTCTGATGTTTTGGAAGATATTCAATAATGATGGTTTTGATGTCATCACCAACTCCTCCATGAAACCTGGTTTGTTCTTATACGCCAACATCAATTTGTTAGTTGCCAATCCCAAAGCCATTCTGTTTTTCTGTAAAGACTTATCCTTATCCAAACGGAATATGAAGTTCATAATATCTTGTGGTTCCAAACCATACTTAGCAAAGTCAGCAGAATCCACAGTAGAAATCAATGTGATATCCTCAGAAGGGAAGATGTCCTTTGGTGACATAACATCAGATATTGTAGCAACATTAGAACGTGATGGTCTGAATGAAGTTGCTGTATCACCTTCAACACCACTTTGACTGTCGTGGTGGTCAGTGTGAATAACGAACATCGGCTTACCGTGAGCAAAGTCGACCAAGACTGGCATTGTATCACCTGTAGCATCTTGCTTCTTAACCGCAAACTCCTTATCACCATATTGAATGATTTCAGCATCAACAACTTTGATACCGTTATCTTCCAAATAGTTCTTCATCGCTAAGGCTGTCGTCACACCATCCAAATCTTGGTGGAAGTAAATTTTTGCCTTTGGGTATCTCTTGGCTAACTCACCAATATTACGTAAACCCGATTCTTTAATTAATTGTTTCATATGTCTATTTTTTAACAACCTCCGTCTCTACAGAACATCTTATAGTCGGCTTGCAATCTCTCTGGATGACCCCAAATACCTTTACCATTCAATATTTCCTGTGCCGCTTGTTTATAATTTCCATTTGTGATTTGTTTCAATACCCCACTTTGTTTAAAGTTACCCTCACCTCTATTATATGCCATATCAATCAAAGCGATATACATACCTTTAGTGAGTTTTCTATTTTCAGGGTCCTCACTTTGCCATTCTTTAACTGTCTTAGCCGCATCTAATATATCTTTAGCGGAAAGACTCATAGCCTCTTCCTTAGTCATTTTATTGAGATATTTTTTGATAATCTCAGGGTTTGTTGTTCCATAACCAATAGTTAACGTACCTTTTGGTGAACCCGAGTTTGGGTCATATGGTTTTGGAGGGAAAAAAGCATCGTCATAAACATAAGGAACAAATCCTCCTTCTTGTTTTCTGACATGGTCAAATACTTCTTGACCAGCCGGCTTTCCTTCATATCCATAACCAAAATCAGTATTCTGTTCACTCAAATACACATTTTTTGTCGCGGTTTCATGAAGATTTAATATCCTTCTCTTCTCTGACTCATTAATCCTATACGGTCTCATCTACAAAATCTTTACTAATAAATATCCATATAAAGAAAAAACCCCTTATTTAGGGGTTTTACTTAAAAGTGATATGGAACAGGCCAAAATATTATCAAACCAAACCCTTTCAGGTCCTTCAAGTTGGTCTTTCTCGAACCATACCACTTCATTGTCTGTGGTGGTAATAATTAATGTTTCTTTATCTATTACTTTAATGTTTTGAATGCTCATCTACTACGATTTCTAATTGCTGTTGGTTTAGTTTATACTCCTTGAGTCTTTCCTGAGCAACCTTCACATAGTTTGGTGAGATATCACATCCCAACCACGGCCTTCCCAACATCTCAGCAGCTAAACAGGTCGTCCCTGAACCGTTGAATGGGTCAAACACCAAATCTTCTTTATAGGATAAGATTTTGATTGCTCTATATGGAATATCCAATGAGAATGTTGCTTTAGTCTTTTGTTGTGTATCGGCGAAGTAGTTCCACTGACCGAAGACCAATGACATAAAGTCTTTCTTATCCTTATCATCGTATACCAACTTCTTTCTGAACTCACCCTCAATCTTTTCGTTTGGTACCATTTGGTACTCTCCTTCCCATTGAGGAGTCCCCTTCACCTGCTTCTTTGGTAAGTTCTTATATGCAAGAATTACACACTCCTTTGGGTTATAGATGTATGGTGCAGATGGACTCATCCAACTTCCCCACGCAGTTGTCTTACTTCTATGTGGTGAACTCTCCTCCAAATCTACGATTCCAAAGAACCCAAAACCCAGCTGTTTCATCACCTGCCAAACCTCTGAAGAGAAATAAATACGACCACCCTTCTTCTGACGGTTAATCTCATAAGGAATGTTCACCGCAATACGACCATCATCTCTTAAGACTCTGTACGCAGCACTCAACCACTCACGAGTAAATCTCATATACTCATCAAAGTATTTATCGTCGTCCCAACTGTCATAGTCAATACCCACACCATAAGGTGGTGAGGTAACAATCAAGTCAACCGACTTCTCTGGCATTTCATTCATAAACTTCACTGACTCTGAACAGTGAATGTCCCCAATTAATTCTTTCATTTCTTTCATTCTCCTTTATTAAAAAACCCAATCAAAAAAACTACTAATGATATAGGCCATAATACGATGACAAACACTCGTTCACCACCCGTAAATCTTTGGTCCGTCACCTTATCTACCAATGTCTCCAACACAAGTCCAGTGACCGCACCTATTAAAAGATATTTTATTAAAAACGACAACATTATTCCATCGTCTTAATTCTTCTCTCCAAATACCATAACGCTTTTTTCATGTCTTGTAAAGGTGGGTTACCATCTTTCTTACCACTTCTAACGATATATTTTAGTACGTTGAACAGATAGGCATCTTTATCTAATCCTGTTGCCTCAGCAATCTTAACAACCTCATAAGGGTTCTCTTCCCCACCGTAATGGTCGGGATGATTTACCATCTCCTTACTCATATTAATCTTGGTTTTTTAGTTTGTAGTATCCTTCGAATTTTACTTCTTCGAATAACCCTCGTTCAATACCTCTATTGATAACTTCTTGAGTTTCCTCAATACTCTTTTTGAGTACATGTTTAGCTAAATAGCTAATGTGAATAGGTTGTCTTAATTTACCTTCTAATAGTTCTAAATCAGTTTTTTTTCTACGCATTGTTCAGTTGTTTAATAATTTCGTCTTTAGTTTTACCCTGTTGAAATAACTCAATAAACTTGGAAGACCACATATCTGTAATCAACCCATCCGCACTGAATAGTTGTTCTAATCTTTCGTTAGATGTTCTTAAGATACTTTCTTTTGTTACGAATCTTTTGTTGAAACCCATTTATGTTCTGAATTAAGTCTTACTGAAGTTATATGTTCCATGTTCCACTCTTGTGGACCAATCAAAGATAAGAAATATTTTCCGTTATTTCTAATATACAAATGATAAATTTCACCAATCACAGGTTCGAAAGAATAGTTGGAGTTATAAATCATATCATTGAGCGTAACTTCATCTACCAAATGATTGTACTCATCTACTAACTCTTTGTATTTCGCGTTGAAGGTCTTTTGTACTCTATTAACACCTCTTTCTTTGAAAGCACCAACGTCATCTAATTTAATGACAGGTCCGCTAAGACTGGTAGCATAAGGTAATAGAGATGCATTGTATTTTTGATTATCTTCGTCCCAAACTATATTATCAGGCTTCTTCGACTTCATAAATGTAGGCTCTGATTTTTCCACCCAACTCTAAATCGTTTGGTGTTTCTTTTACTAATTGATAAAGGTAGTCAGTATCGATATTGATAGTGTCCATATTACGTCGTTTTTAATTTATTAAAATTTACTGATTGAAAAATGTAATTCATAACTTTTCTCCTACCCAATGATAGTAAACATCCTTCTAAAGGGAAAGTTTGGTCTAATGTTAATTTAAAAATCGGGAAATCTAATCTATGATGCTGAACTTCATTCTCTCTTTTGTTTCCAAATCCAAAACTACCAAATTTAGTAATCAGACCCTTAACTTCCTTGAATTCACCTTGATATATTTTCTCAATATGACATTTATTATGTAAGGATTTGGGATTCTGAAGGTTGATAGCATATTCGTAAACATATAATTCATCTTTATAGTCGAAATAAAAATAACCTTGACCACCTTTAGCCATATCCAAATTATTAGTAATTTCTAAACTTATACTTTCATTGACTATCGACCAAAGAGATTTAGCAACCATGAATAAGTCTTTGAAGTTTTTACTGGCAAATTCAGCAATACTTAGTATTTCTTTCATTTCTTCCGAATCTTTGAACCGAATTGTGTTGTATATTAAATCAACGAGTAATATTTCATCATCAATATCTTCAGGTTCTCTTTTGAATGTTATAAATTGCCCATGGTCAATGACTCTCTGAGCACTACTATATAAGATTGATAATTCTTGGAATGCTGGATACAATTCAAAGTTTTCTAATTTGTCACCCGTTTTTTTAATATAATCGAGTAATAAATATTGTTTGTATTCGTAGTCTATGGGTTCTTGTATAATCCAGTCTAATTCCATCCTTAAAATTTTAAGTAATATAAGTTATTGAAAGAATTATTCAACAATAACTATGTGATACCAATCATCATTTACTAACGATTCGTATACCTCACCATCATAAGATGATAATGCTGGTCCAACACCGTCGTAATTAAGTGAGTCTTCGATGAGGTCGTCAACATCAACAAAATTAGTAACATCAAATCCATAATCATTCAAATATGATAGAGGGTCTTGTTTAACATCATACATCATATTTGATACCATATCTTCAATCTGACCTACAGTGGGTTCACCTTCAGGATTACTTTGTTCGTATTCTATCTCAGATTCAATTTCTTCAATTCTTTCCTCTGCAGCACCAACCTCATCATCATCTTCAGAGTGATTAATAATGTCATTCAACTCCTCAATCTCTTCTCTATATTTTTCAACCTTCTGTTGTTGTTCTTCAGACAAAGGTAACTCACCTTCATCAAAGTAAGACTGCGGGTCATCTTCTATCATTGATTCATACATCTCCTCGAAGTATTCTTCAATCTTGTTCATATCCATATGTTGCTCAACAAAATCTCTTCTCCAACCTTCGATACCCATTTCATCCCAAATGTTTTGATAATAATCTTTGGCAGCTTCCCAAGCTTGGTCCCAATCTCCAACAGCTAACTCTCTTCCTTGTTCGTCTTCACCTAACCACTCAAAAGTTGATAGACCCATATGACCATGGTCTGCAGGAACTAAATTATAGATACTCTCACCTTCTTCAAGACTAATACCTAAATCTTCAAGTATATCAAATATAGCATTAGCATGAATACCCATCTCATCAGGATTGTTATTAAGATTCCATTCATCGTTTTCTTTACGCTGTCTTTGAGCTTGTAGTTTTTGTCTGGTTCTTTCAGCCTGTTGTTCTCTACGGATTCTTTCCATCTCGAGACGTGCAGCTTCCTTATCTTTGAAGATGTCTATCTCTCTTTTGAAATTACTTTGAATGTAATCTTGGATTGCACCATTCATTTTGTTCCATTGTTCTGAACCTAAAATCCAACCTTCTCTAAATGCCTTATCAGGAGCATCATAGAATGTTTGGTCACCATCGTATTTGTTTAGTAATGCTACTTTATAGAAACGGTCTTGAGACTTAGCTTTCTTATCAATGATGTAAAACAACTTTCCGTCTTGATTGTAACGGTCAAAGTGTGAAGAACCATTCATAGATGCCGTACACCATTTAGTACCCGCACCATAATAACAGCTTGTTTTGTGATTCTTTGGGGTTACGATAACGAACCTATTATCCTCATACACTTGGTCTGCACCTTCCAACTCTTTAACCTGTCTTCTGACTTTATTTTCGTGTTGGTCAATCTCATCTTGAATAGATTGAAGACTATCAAATAGATAGATATCTTTTGTTGGTAATACCTTTTGATATTTTATGAAATTCTGAATGAGCTCTCTGGTCTTGTTGATGTCAATCTTACCTGTCTCCAACACCTTACCCAAGAACATTAAGAACTTATGGTTAGAGGCCAGGTCTCTTGAAAGCATAAAGATATCTTTCAATTCTTGGTTGGTGAACTTCTCCCTAAACTTATTCAGGAAATCATCTTTTCTTCCCTCCAATAAAACCTGTGTCAAACTCATAATAAATCTTTACTTATAAATACTCTTATTTCCAAGAATCTTTATCGTAACCAAACTTGATAAAGTATTCTTTCATATTGTCATAAACGATATCTGCAAGTTCTTGGTTATAGAATCTTTTGAATTTTTGAAATTGACCTTCGTATTCATCGTGAGGTGAACCATTTTTGAACCTATTATTATCGACAAACTCCTTTATAACCTCTTCAACTTTTTTTCTATCGGTAAAAAAAGGTAATTTTCTTAAATCCTCACCCATAGTCTCCATGTGAATAATATATTCAGGTTCTTTATGGAAATCTTTCCATACATTGAAAAAGAATGGGTCTTCATGTTTCAAATTCTCCTCAGTAAAATAATGGTATAATAAATAATCTTTATATTCCAAATGTCTTCCTTCATCAGTGTAATCTTTCAATATATCCAAATAACCTGAAACAGCTAAAGAATATGGATTCCTTATATTACACACAACAGGCCAGTCTTCCTTTCCTACAGGAAATCCCTGAGTATGTGTAAAAGAACCTCCTTGTCCATTTATGAAATTTTCCAAATAGTTGTACATGTCATCAACACCCAACTCCAAAAAACATAATGATGTTGACCTCGACCCACATCCGGCAGTTGCCCACCAAATAAACCCAAACTTATAAGTTGCATTCATATTTACAGATATTTTATTTTACATATATTTATAAATGAATAATAAACTTAAACTATTGTAAAGAAACATTATCATGGGATGCGGATGTAAAAACAAACAAAGTGCACAGACTCAGTCACAAAATCAAAACTCTAATACACAAACTCAGGTGCAAAACGCCATCAAGAAAACGGTTGAGAAGTATTACGAAAAAAAGTAATTCAACTAAAACTTAAAGATTAAACAAAAGGGAGAGCAATTCTCCCTTTTTTTGTATTTATAGTAAAATAACATCACAATGGACTTAATTCAATTTTTAGAAGATAACGACCTCGAGGATTTCATCAAGAAATATTTCAATGGTGATACTCAATCTTTTATGAAATTCCTTCAATCCAAAAATCTCATTGAAGAGATGATGGACCACTTAATCGAAGAAGGTTACCTAACTGATGTTATGAGTATGCACTACGAGGAGAATCCTAAGTTCGTTGTTGAATTCTTATTGGGTTACCTTGATGATGTCACTATGGATGGTGGCAAATATTGGATGACCATTGACCGTGAAGATATGTCTAAGTTTTTTGAAGATAATAGAGATAACTCTCAATCAATAGCCAAATTAGTTTTACAGGAAGATGTACCTTTTTTAGATATAGACTCTGAAATTTATGACCTCACTAGTTTTATTGGTGACCTTACACCTGAGAATGTAAATTATCTGAAGTCTTTGGTTTATAATGAAGTTGAAGGTGAAGAAGTTGAAATTGATGGTGTAAAAGATATTGTTACTGTCGATATCATTAATAATATGGATGATGATGAGTTATCGACATTCATCAAAAAAAATGTCCCTGACACTTTACAAGAATTAGAAAATTTAAATAGAAACGCTGAGGAGGCAGCAATCTATGACGAATTGTATGATGATGTTATGAATGGATTACGAGATTTGTTTGATGAACATTTCTTCTCACGTGAGATTCCATATAAAAGGAAGACTTACAAATCCGGTACCAATGAACCTATCGAAGTTCAAGATTATCACTATCAGGTTGATGTTACAAAACTTTTACCAAAAGTTGTTAAGACAGTATTAAGTTGGGGAGGTTACAGTAGTGATAACGACTTTGAATACTACGGTAGTTTGGAGTCACTTTTAGAATATTACTTAGATGAGGAAGGTGAACAAATCCGAGTTTCTTGGCCTGAATGGTCTGACGATGAAAGAGTCAGAGATTATATCAATGACGACTTCCAAGAATATCTATAACATCTTATTTTCTTTATAACATTCCTTTTTATCTTTCTATAAAAATTAATATATGAGAGTCAATTCATTAGTCATAGACGATTTTTATAACAACCCTTTTGAGGTCAGAGACTTTGCTTTACAACAAGATTTTGATGTTGAGGGTAATTTTCCTGGTTTTAGAACAAAACCTTTCACAAATGATTCAATCAAAAATACGATAGGTGACATCATTAGACCATTTGCGGGTGAAATCACATGGTGGGGTGGTGAATATACTGGCTCTTTTCAATATACAACCGCACAAGACCGTTCTTGGATTCATTCAGACTCATATACTGATTGGGCAGGTGTTTTATATCTGACACCCGACGCACCCATCACCGCAGGTACTGGAATTTTCAAACATAAACATTCAGGTCTAATGAATTGGGACTACGAACTTCATAAAGATGATGAATATGACCCACAATCACCGATGGAAACCGCAAAGGATATTACTAAGTGGGATATGGTTGATAGATTTGGTAATATATTCAATCGACTTATTCTTTATCGTGCAGATAATTTCCATGTATCATTAGATTACTTTGGTAAAGACCTAAATGATGGAAGACTTTTCCAAGTCTTCTTTTTTAACACTGAAAAATAAAAATGAAAAGTTTTTTTAATCAATCACTATTGAACCCTAAACACGATATTAATTCTTTGAGAAAAGAATTTGAAAATAATAGGGTTGTAGTAATCAAAGATTTCTTAAATCCGAATGTCGCAGAAAGACTACACATGTGGTTTACTGAGGAGATGCCTAAAGATTGGTGGAGAATATCATCTTACCCTAAAATTGACGGGGGAGAAGGTTTTGATTTGATTCCTTTTAATGATGAGTATAATGATGACATTCGTTCTATGTATACTAACGCCATCAGTCACTTCAAAGATAATAAATTCGCATACAATTTTCATAGGACTATTAACGACCACGTCGACGGTTGTGATTGTTATGAATGTGGTTTTAGAGAAGGTTTGGTAAGTGATGAAATACTTGATTTTCTCAACAGAATTACTAACCAAGGTCTGACCGATACTGATGAAGTCTTCGGTGCAGTGTATCTTCCTGGTGACTTTTTATCACCACACCAAGATTCACCGAATGGGACTTTGGGTTTTGTTTTACAACTGACAAAAGACTGGAAACCACAATTCGGTGGTAACCTTCATTTTATGGATGGTCCCGACGGTAATGTTGAAAGAATCGAAGTACCTCAGTTTAATACTTTGACTATATTTGATTTACCTAAAGGTGTTGGTAAGTGGCATTACGTATCAACGGTTTCACCTGGTGTTGAAGAACTACGACTCACCTATACGGGATGGTATAAATAAATCAGGTCTGATAAAAATTGACAAATCTGTCAATGTCTCAACGCAGTAACACTCTGAATATGAGTGTTTATAATCTTCTTTATTTTTAAAAGCAAAAATCAAAGGTTGAAATACCCTATCAAAATCTTTCCATAGGGTATTATAATCTATACCACACTCCATAACCAAATCGTAAACCTCGTGATGATAAGCCTCAACAATTTTTATATCAGGATACAATTCTTCAAAGGTCACCAATTGATTGGGTAAGTGAAAGTCTTTTAATTTGTCATATTTTTTATGATAGGACGGATATAACGCAAGCATATCATAAAACCTTTCAGTCTTTTTATCATACTCTCCTTGTTTCATAAAGTACACCATAAGTAGGAAAGGTGTACCATCATCAAAAAGTTCGTTATAATCTTCTTTGTCGTATCTAACAAACATATTACTTATAGTTTGGACCAGAAATCCACGCAACTAAAGATTTTCTTTCACCTTCAGTGACAGGAAGTACTCTATGAAGAATAAAAGAAGGGAAGATTACGACACTACCTTTTTTCTTTGGTAAAATTAAATCTCTTGAACCAATTTTCAATTCTACATCACCACCTTCATAATCTTCTTCATCGCTGAGTTGAACGATTATAGAGAGTTTACGATGTGAAACACCTGGTCCTATATCTGCGTGCCATGAATAATGTCCTTTCTGTTCACCAAAGTACTGAGTATATTGAAGTGTATCACCAAAACCAATCAAATCAAAGTTCCATCTCATTTCTTCATTAGCTTCTAATGTACCCATAGCTAATCGGTCAAAAATCCATTTAGTATTGTCGCTGATGTCAATCCACCCGACAGTACTTTTTCTAATTTCAGGTACAACATGGAGACCTGATTCTCCACCACCAACTTCACCTTCACTTAGGTCGGCTAATTCACCCCATTGGATGATATATTCAATCTCCTCTTCGGAAAATAAGTTTTCAAAATAATAATAGTGTAAATGTTCGACCATTCTATCTCTGTAGTAATCTACAAATGGGTCTGAGTAAATGTATTCCATAACTTTAATTTTTAGAAATATAGATTATTTTTTGATGAAAATAAAGTAGACAGAAATGAAAATTATAGATACCTTCATGTTGAATAATGAACTTGACTTGTTAGAGTTCAGATTAGAATACTTATACGACCACGTAGACCATTTTGTAATTGTGGAATCAACGGTCACCCACAGAGGTGTTCCAAAAACAACTTACTATTCTTTATATAAAGATAGATTCAAAAAGTATGAGGATAAAATCATTCATGTTCTGACAACTGAGGTACCAAAGAAAGTTTATCAAGAAAATTTGGATAATAATCCTTTGTGTGATGGTGATGACTACATATATAGAGAACAACTTCAAAGAAAAAAAATATTAGATGGACTTAGAGAATTGGAATTAGACTATGAAGATATTGTTTTAGTTTCAAATATTGATGAAGTACCTAATATCCAATCTTTTTCTAAATTACCAAAGTTTCTCTCAATCTCACCTTTAAAGTACAAACAAAATTGGTTGGTATGGAATTATAATTTCAAGAGAAGAAAAAAGTGGCAAGGAACCTCAGCATTTTATTATACACATCTAATACAAAATCCTGATGAATTGAATCTTATTAGATTAGTAGACATTGATGAATTCCAAAATGAGTATTTTACAATAGAATCAGGATGGCACTTTAATTGGTTTGGAAATGAAGAATCATTTATAACTAAAATCTATACCACTTCTTTCAGGGAAAGAGACCAACATTTTTACTATAGAAGAAAAAACTTCAGAGACCTATACCTATCAAAAAGGTACCCGAGTATCAATACTTCACACATTGAAACCTTAGAAGAAACAAAAACTAATGAGTTACCACATAATTATAAATCCTTACCCTACTTCAATGGTGAGTCTTTACCGAATGTATATGATACTTTCATTTATAATGGTGAAGATGATGCACTTTTGATGAGATTATACGAACTTTACGATGCCGTTGACTACTTTGTAATACTTGAAGGAAATCTAGAATCTGATTATAAGTTTAAGAATATACAAACACAGCTGAAACAATACGATGATAAAATTATATATGTTCAACTCGAAGATTATGACAATATACAGAATATAGAAGAACATGAGATTAACATGTTACAAAAATCTTTAAATTACTTAGAGTTAAAAGATAATGATTTTATATATTTCTCACAAATTGAATGTATACCTTCATATGAAGCTTTGGAAGTTAATTATTTTGATTTCAATAGGTTTGAACTTGAGTTCGTAACATTAAAAATGCGATGGTTTTATCAAGATTTCAAAAATGAATTGAACGATAATTATTACGGTACTATTTTAACTTCCTATGAAAACATGAATAAGTCATCACTTCATAAATTTTATCTTATGAAGGATGAGCCTGTACACTCCATTATACAATTCAGAGGATGGTATTTGTGTAACTTCTTCAAGAATGAATACCCTCTGTATGATGGTGATGTGATATTGGAAGTTGGTGATTGGGATTATTATCCTCAGTATTATGAAAGATACTTATCAGATTAATCCTTTCTCTTTTGCTCTTTGTTCCAAGTCTTCTACTTTTTGTTGTTTTGTACTTATAAGTTTGTTTTGTTGTTGAAGAGCTTCTGTGACAACAGCAATCATAATCGGATAGTTTACTAATTTAGTTCCGTCAGGTGATTCTGATATCGCTTGTGGGAAATATTCTTCAACTTCCTGTGCGATGAAACCTACTGTTGGGTCATCCTTAGTATTTTGTGGTACACCATTAACAATTTCTCTCCATTGGAAACTTACACCTCTCATCTTTAATACACGGTCTAAAGCATCTTCAATCTGTCTATAGTTCTTCTTAAGTCTTCTATCTGATGGTGGTCCAGGTGCCCCAATATAACCCTTAGGCCCTTTATTACCCTGTGGTCCTATGTAACCCTTAGGTCCTTTATAACCTGTGTATCCTTTCGGTCCTGTACTACCATTTGGCCCTCTATTACCTTTTGGTCCTTTTGGTCCAACACCACCCTGATTACCCTGTGGACCTTTGAGACCTGTAGGACCTGTCGAACCTTGGTTACCTGCACCTCCTTGAGGACCTTGCGGTGATGCACCTGTTGAACCTCCTGGTCCTGCATCACCTTGTGGACCTCGTGCACCTTTGTTACCTGTATATCCCTTTGGACCCTTCGGACCTGGATTGGCATAACCTTTAGGTCCCTTATCGTTTGAAGTAGGACCAGTAGAACCTGTACCACCACGGTCGATAGGACCTTTGTAACCTTTAGGTCCCTTATCACCTGTAGTACCTGTTGAACCTTGTGGTCCAGGTGTTGTAACCCCTGTAGGTCCTGTGGAACCTTGTGGACCTCTGGCACCTAACGCACCTCTATAACCTTTTATTTTTGGACCCTTGTCTCCCGTTGGTCCTTGTGGAGAAGCCCCTTGAGGTCCTCTATTCCCTTTTGGCGAATTTCCTTGT